ATATGGTATGGATCTTCTGAGTCTGGTGTTTGTGGTGTTGCTATTTGCAGCACACCACCCTCGTAATCATCATTTAAAACCAATGAAAACGAGAGTTTTCTGACAGAAAATCTGTTAGCAACCTTCTTGTTATCAACATGCCATTTATAGTAATCATTTACATTATAGTGTGCATATTGAAACTGACCATTATCATATTGACGAAGGTCGTAATTATACATCTGTAAATTAACATCCATTACATTGTCAAGACAAAGTTTTCCAATATAATGAGATGAATCAATAAACTTAACTTTAGTAGATCTCCAATTAGAAGACTTATTAAAGGTAGATGCTTTCTTCCACTCTCCTATACTATCCAACTCAGCAATCATTTCATTTAATGTTAGATCATCAATTCTAAGTTGACGTACAGAAAAAGTGTCTATCATTGTTACTTACGCATAATTAGATGACCAAGTGATCCTAGGATCTACATTAGTTCCTCGAAGAACACCATGCTCCAATCCACCTACAAAGAAAATAGCGGTCCTCTCTTTATGAAATGAGCATTCGTCTGGATCTAATGTAAATTGTAGTTTTGATGATCCTTTTGGTAGTTTATTAAAGTAAACTAGACTGAATATCGCACCACCGTGAGTATGTGGTTCTTGATATTGTGTGTTATCATACACATTATACCATATTTCAGTTGCTTTACACGTATGTTTGATATGCTCAAGCAGTTTGTTTACAGTAGACTCACACCTATCAGAAAATGTACGAACAATTTGCGGATACTCAATATTATTCAAATAGTATGAATTTAATGGACTATCTCCAGCAGATTGCCACTCAAATTTACCCCGACCTTCATATTTCTTAGAATAAGTAAGAGCAACCTCTGCTAATTGATCATTCTCTTCTTCAGACAAGAATTCTTCTACTATACTAATCATCAATCTCCAAAGATAGGAATAATGTTAGTCTTAGCGTGTTCTGTTTTGTTGATGTGTTGCTCCCACATACTAGCATCATCCAAACTATAGAAGATCGCTTCCTGCTTCGCTTGCCCCTTCTTCTTGTTCTTCATCCATACAACTGCATACTTCATTCCAATACTCGCGAAAAACACATAAAGTTGACTGATAACGACCATGACGGCATGATGGGTCAGGTCGATCGATGTAACAAATAGTGATATACCTATCACAAATAAAATCTACCCACCCTTTTGTGGCATGATACCGAACTTTCATACCACGAGTGAACTTCATTAATTAACCTCTTCAAATGGTTGGCGATCTTTGTTCTCTGGTTTAGGAAGACGGAACATCTCTTTCAAGTCATTCAACTGATTCAACTGACGTTGAAGACCATCAATTTGTGCTTGTAAAATTTGAAAGTTGTGATCGTTGTTATTCTGCAACATCAAAAAGTTGTTGATTGCCGATTTGAATTCTTCTTCGTTCATTTTAGTAGCGGTCAGGAATTTGGTGTTCTAGATTGAGAGCAGTGTTACCAGTCATGTAGTCTCTAAGAGACATAGCACGACAGTATGCTTTCTTGTGATATTCTATCACATCATCGATGCCAGATAGCATCTCTTCATACGTTTGTCGTGCTGATACTTTATCATCGTTGAGATAATCATCGATCGCATTTTGCATACGATCTTTGCGCTGTTTTGTATACTCATGTGCCCAGTTGATTTCAGTTGTCATTAAAGTCTTCGTTGCGACGTTTGTCAAGATACTCAATAATTTCACTGCGCCATTCTAACAATTCATGATAGCATTGCTGATCATGTGCGTCTTGACGTAGTTGATGATCTGGTTTGAGAACGCTCTCGTAGAAGATATAGAATGCATCTTTACGTTTCTCGTGTTTCGTGGTGCTAGTCCAATCCATGTGATACAAGCGTTATAGGGGACAGTGTAGCATGATTACTCCTCATGGTCAACCAGGTCAAAGAAAAATACCTGGAACAACCTACCTTTTTCATAATTAGATGGATCTCCAAAATACCTTGAAGCACAATGATAGCGTGACGCATCGAAGATAACACATCGATTGTACCAGTTCGCAATCCGGTCGGTCTCTTCCCACATAGAGGGGTCGTAATGATCTTCCCTGTCTATCGTATCAGTATTTGATCCTAATTCAGTAACACCAGTTTCGCGGTGTCGGTAAAACGAAGTTCCTGTATCGACAGGAGCATCAGGAGTCAAGTATACTATGGCAGCATAACTATTGGGACTATCTGTATGTGCTCTCCAAATACTATCTTCAAAAGTACAAGCAAATGTGCCGTTAGAAATTACATCGTGAGAAAATACAATATCAGTATCTCTCACAATCATAGTATTTTCCTTATAATCATATTGAAGATAACTTTGCATATCTCCAGTAATAATTTCAGTCGATGGAATAAACAACCAACGTTTTGGATCAATTTTACGTCCTACAACACGACTAATCATGTCATAATTCCAAACCATATTGCCAACTGCTGCCTTACATCTCCATCCAGGATATGGTTCCCACTTATTGCCATGTTGGCGCATGGTGTCTAAATCAACTTTCGACTTTCCTTCAGTACCACCATTCTCTAAACACTTAATGGCATGTTTGCGGATTTGATCAGGATTATCGTACCAATCATCAACCACAAAGGTAGAAATGTATGCTGACATAATTAAAATTTTATTAGTTAGTTAGGTTAGTTATTCGATTTGATCGACTGATTCGATATCACAAACAGGAACTTCATGTTCGCCGCCAATAATGTACCAATGCATCATCTGTCCATGATACTCTGGATGAGCAGCATGATCTATAGTATACTCTCGTTCACCACAATACAACAGTTCACTTTCATGAATATTGTTCTCCCTCAACATCGCTTGAAGTTGCATATGCTGCAATTCTATTTTATCAGGAACTTTCATGTGGTTCGATGGACGCTCCGCTACCATAGCACAGTGTCAACCCACTGTCAAGTCTTCAAATTCGTTCAAACGACGTTGATGGACATAAAAATCTTTGATGTTTCCATCCACACCAATAACATACTCCAATTCATATGTGGATTGACCGACACAGATTGATCTGATATAGTCTTTCTGCTCACTGGTGATAAGTTCTAGTCCACCCTCGCGAGAGAGCATGTCAAGAGAAGCATCAACCATATTTGTATTCTTAACAGTTTTATTCAAAAACAATTCATTATCATTATCAAATATCTCTGGATAACGAAATACTAATTGATATTTGATATCTGTACTATCTGGTAATATAGAAACTACACCCTTAACCATATCATATCGAGTCTTAGTCAAGATATTGAGTTTATTCAAAATCTCACTATTACCTACATTAAGTTCATATGTTTTATCATATACAGAAAGTTGTGTAGCAACTCCATTAGGATCATATGAAATTCCCACAATCGATGCTTCATAATGATCTAGATCATTAGTAACACTGTCGATTTCTGTTCTACATTCTCTAATGGTTTCATTATCAGTTTCTTTAATAAAAGTATCCCAGATGCTAGGATGACTAATAGTATTGAAACGAATACCATTCTTACAATAAAACGATATGATCTCACTATCTTTATGCTCTACATACAGATATTTGTCAAAGTAATAGTTTGGATCAGTTGTATGTTTTTGATTGTAATTGAATAGTTTGTTGAGTTTATCAATTACAGCAGAACTTAGTGCTGGCAAATACTTAGAATCAACCAGTGATGTAAATCTTCTAGGCATCATCTCAATTGTTGAGACATGTTCCTGTGTATTCACATTATATTTTTCTACAATATCGAAATCTTCGGAAAACATTATTCGTTAGTTGCTATGATTTGACCGCTAGTATTAGCAAGAGAATAAAAAATATAATTCTCTGGCGTAGATGTTGATGCTTGACTTTCTGGTAGATTTGACTCCAGAAAGTTTAACATATCAGTAATATCATCAACTTCAGCAAAAACATGTTCTGATTGAGTCAGACAAGTCCACATATCAAGTGGAAGAATATCTTTATAAAGTTGCATTGATGCATTGATAGCATCAACATCAGAACTATTATTCCATCCTGTTGATCTGAGATACAAGACAGCTTTACCTTTCAAGGTAGCATATCGCTCAATAAAATTATCAAGATAAAATGCGTCGTAGGATGTGTTCATTTTAGTATTAGTTTCCAAGCAATAGTTACTCTCAATCCAGAAAATAATCTAGATGTTCCCTCTGCCATGTGGGGTGTGTTACCGGGGAAAAGAACAGCAGAGTTTGGTATAGGATTTTGATAAAATAATTCTTCTTTGTCAAGAAGAAATATAGTCTTCCCGCCCCACTCTGGTCTCCAGTTAGAATTTGCATAATATAATAGGGTTCTCCCGTTTGGTTCATACCAATCAACATGGAATTCTCCTTGAGTACCAAATGTATGCCCATTAGCATACACATCATACAAATCATAATCTTGTTGGGTTTTTTCCCTAATGATATTTAGAAGATAATCAGAAAAGTATGTGTCATCTAAAAGATCCATACGCCAAAATGGTATGCCAAGAGAATTGTTATTCTCATCTACATGTGATCCATGCCCATGTCTCCATCGTGGTTCATTTATTTTAGATGTAATTCTTTCTACTACATTAAAAGAAAAAAACCTGTCATATTGTATAATATCATTCATACTTCAATCCAACATACGAATACATCTCTCCTACCACATTTTACCTCATTTACTCTATGAAGTAAATTGCCTGGATATATTACTGCTTTGCCTTTAGATAATTTAATACTACGTTCATTCTCTATCACTAACTCACCGCCATCATAATCATCATTAAGAAAACAAGTCATACTATAATCTGATCTCACACCACCACAAGGATTAGCATCATAATGATTATCATACATGCCCCCAACATCATACTTGACAAAATATATCTGTGATATTATTGACGCAGTGAATGGCAATTTGTTTGCTATTATATCACGACAATACATATTCAAATCTAAATTACCAGGTCCATCAAACACAGTCTGACAGACCTTATTAGCATCTAGATTACTTTTCGTACCATCTTCAAATGTTAAGTATTTGAAGTATTGTGTGATATGTGATATCTGCTCATCATTTAGTAAATCAATCTCACATATCATAGTTCATTTTCATCGACAAAGAATCTATCCCAATCTACTTCAACATCCTCATTAATCTTCAATTCTTTCATCATATCCAAGATTTTCTGTGTAACTTTCTTAGTAGGAGCAATTCCTCTTTGTGCCAGGTTGAACATGTTGACCTCTCTATTCTTAAAGAAATCGGTTGATGCTTGAGAGTCATGCTTAACCCATTGATTGGTATCATCAGCATCCATAAACGCAGGAGCATCTGTTACACCATCATCCAACTTTCCATCTACATACAGTTTCCTATATTTTGCTGGGTCGATTGGAAATTTAAGATTGTATGTATACTTAAAATATTCCAATCCAGAGTTATTAAATTCTGCATTTGTTGGAGCAGGTGTAGAGTTGTCTCTAATCCACTTTCTCCACTTAATCCATTCTGCTTTTTCGCCTTCGTAAGTATCTTCAATATCAGGAAGAATTCTCCAATCAGACAGAGTTAGCATCTCACGCTTCTGCCTTTTTAGTTTATACATACGCTGCTCATAGAAAGCAACTTCTTTATCAACACCAGCAACTAAGGTATCAACTTTAAGGTTTTTAACCTCAACTACAACCGCAAAGAATGTTTTAACTAATTCATATAATTCCTTTGCCTGTTCATTTGTAGCACCGGTAAAGGAATATGTTTTCAAGTAATTGCTTTCAGTAGCAAAATCATACTTTACTCTTTTCCTTTGGCAGAAATATGTTCCATCATTAAAGTATTGAAAGAACTCAAGTAAATCTTTGTCGGTATGCCAAAATTCGTCAACTGATGTGCTTAAGAATTTTTCTTTAATTTCAGCATCCATCTTATATCGCTTACCATTATATTCGGTAGGCAGCAAAGTAAATCCTGAGTCAGGACTTCCACCTTCTAGTATGGTATCGTTTGCGAAATCAACTTGAATAAGAGCTATTTTTTGTTCCATGGGTCGTTAATTACGTTTAATGTACCATCCTGTCAAAATATATTTATCTTCAGTCAAAACAGTATTGCCTTTATGTGTATGTGTATATCCTGCTGGCCAGATAACTACCGTGCCTGCCGTTGGTTTAATTCTTCTTCTTTGATACAAAAATTCTGTCTCTGCTTCACCATCTGGCATATCATTTAGATATATCATCCACACTATTTCTCGCATAGAGTGTGCTTCATCAGAATCTTCATAATGCCAAAGATGATACCCACCACCAGGAGGTGTTTTTTGTATTTTGATGTCAGAAGAAATTAAACTAGTTTTAGTTAATGATTGATATTGTGAGATGTAGTGTAATACACATGATCTTAGTATTGAATTGATCTTAAGTACCAAATCTCTGTTGGCATAATTTAATATAAATGCCATATCTTTTCTGTTCATCTCACCGCCATATAAATCTTGCGATTTAATAACACGATCAGCACTATCTACTTGAGATAAATCTAAACTTGGATTAATAACACATGCTTGTTCAATGGTATTGTCAATGAACTCACGTAGTTCATCACACACTGGACGGGGCATAAAGTTTGGCCAAACACCAATAAAATCATCAAATTCAACTTTGGTTATATTAGGGTCAAGCATTAATTCATGCGGTCTATAATCAGGTAATTTCATTCTAATATGCTTTGATGATATATTTAGTCTTATGGAATGGATTGATAATTGGTACTTGAATCTGTGGTGACATTGCAACACTAGGAACCGGTTTAGCAAAACTACTATTCCAGTTGAACGTAGCATCTGTCATATCCATAAAAATATCTGCTTGGGTAAATACCAGGTTAAGTTGAGTCACACCATTTCCTAGTCCACTTGTAATGGTGCCAGCACCACCACTATTACCGGAACTAAAATCAAGTTGAGCATTCTGAACAATATCTTCTGTGAGGAAGTGAGCATGTGCATTTGTAAATCCACTAGTGGGAATATATTGCTCAATTGTAAATCTAGATGTTTCAGTATCAACAACAGCAGCTGCTGCGTTTTGGGTAGCGCCACCAGTAGATTGTAACGATGCCCCTGCTAAACCACTAACAGGAGATATCCACCAGGTCATAAAATCAACTGTTGCTTGATCATCATCATTCTCTGGTCCAAAATCAGATTGACCAGTGGCTCCACTTGGAACACTCACATTAACTTCCCAATTAGTTGGCAAATTAGCAGCTGCCCAATCTTTCAAATTAAAACCATTGCCATAATACAATTTCATCTCATTTTCAAAAATTCCAAGACCACCAATAAAATCTGCCCATTTACCAGCAATATCATCAGAACTACCAACTTGATTTCTATAAGTACTTCTTCCAGTGCTACCACCAAACATAGCCCTACCAGCAGGAGGACCCCATTTAATTAATGGATCTCCACCATCACCATCAGGAAGAGCGGCAACATATGCATGATCATGTAAAGGAACATTCACCACAACATCTTCCAATGGACCAATTATACCACTAACTTGACCAGCAACAGAAAATGTAATATCATCTGTAACTGTTTCAAGACCAGATAATCTCACTGTGCCTAAAGTAAAAAATTCACTATTTACTCCAGTAGTTCCGGTTCCCTGGATTTGTTCTAGTGGTGGAGAACCCAAAACATCTATTTTATCGAAATACCAATATCCACCTTCAGCACCAACGCTAAGAATAGATCCACCACTATCAATTGGTAGTGAAGTAGAATTACCTCTACTAGCATCAACTTGACCAGTTCCACACAGTCTTCTATTTCTATAGTCAGGAATATTAAAACTGGATCCAGACCCACCATACGTATATTGAATTACATCAAATAACATAAAATATTGAGTAGTGTCTAAACTCTGACCTTCGCATTTAATAAATCCTGGATATCTAGAGCTCAAATCTCCGTCCAAATCACCGTATCCAACTACTGTATTTTCTTTAAGGATAGGTATCACAGTGCCAATAGGATAACCATCAAATTTTGCTATTTTCTTACTATACCAAACACCTAAATTATCTGGTGGTAGAGGTGCTGAGGCATAAGTTGTCGCTGTCCAAGTAAAAGGATTGTTCAAAGATCCTGTGCCCACTGTAACTACCGTAGACGCCCCCGTATTAAGATTTACTGATGTTAATAGTGTCAATGAGAATGACGTATTCACATTAGGATCAAAAGTTCTAGGACCAACAACAGGAGTATCAGAATCAATAGAGATTAAACATCCGTTTGTAGCACTAATAGTAATCGGTATATTGATGTCACTTATTGTAACTTGAGAACTACTCACATATGTGCTTGGAACTTGATTAGTTATATCAAGTGGAGGAGTAAATATTGCATCACCATCTGGTCCACTACCAGTTATAACAGTCCATGTAGATATAGTACGTTCTCCTACTTTAATCTGTAAAGTTTTAGGAGTATTAAATGCAGTACTAGATTGTAAATAAATTGTTAACTTATCACCATTTTGCACAGATGTTGGAAATACACCAATAGATCCTGCATTAACTTTCACACGAACTAAACTAGAATTCGTAGAAACTACCTCAACAGGAACAGATAAACCAGCTGTCAATCCAGTAATACCAGCAGGTGGTTGCGTATCCGATCCAACTAACACATTGGTTAACTGACCAGTTTTATCTTGGAATGAAAAATTACCAGGTGTATCATCATCAGCAACACCAGTAGTAACTGTCCAGGTTGATCCGTTTGCAGTATCAGCAATAGACAAATCTGTAAATACAGGTGTTAGGTTAGCATTAGAACTTGGAATTCTTAATTGTAGGTAATCTCCATTAGATACAGTTCCACTAGTGGACCAAGCAGCACCAAGTAATACATCAAACCCATTAACATTAGTGCTAGTATTACCAGATACAGATAAAGCATATTCACCTGTGCCACTAACACTAATAGGACCGTCTTCACTCATTCCTTGTACTGTTAGAACTTCACTATAGATCATAGTATCTGGTTCTACCGGATTTAAATCAGTAAAATTTGGAAATGGTGTGGCAAAATTACCTGGGACAGCTTCATTTTGCACATCCCATGATTCAGTTGCTGTTCCAATCTCCAGAACAACTTTCATAATTTGAGTGTAAAAAGTAGAAGTTCTTCCTCTTACCTGTATCCTTGCGCCGTTCTCAACTGTTACAGCAGTAGTATTATCAATCCAACCAGTATCCCAACTTCCATTACCATCGTAATCAATACGCATCGCAACATAATCAGTAACAGGAGCTCCTCCAGGTATAGGAACATTAGATGAAATACCTACAGCTGCCTGTGTAGTTGGTGTTAATCCACTAACAACAACAATTGATTCTCCTGGTCTACTACCATCAGCAAATGTATACAAAGTATCAACTTCAGCACCCTCAAATCCCTCCATGGGATATGGATCTGGAGTGAAATCCTCCTTGATCGTAATAATCAACCAATATTGAAGTAAGTCACCAATTTGAAGAGTGACTGTTTGGGTTGTATCCCAAGAAGAAGGTGCCTTAAATTTAAACTGAACGTAATCGCCTTCGGACACGTAAAGTGGTTCATCATTTGGTGCAAATGAAAATGTCATTCCTCTTACATTGTATCCCAGTATTAGTATTTATCTATGATGTTATAGTTGACGAACATCTTTATAATCATTCTCTTGATTTGTGTCAACTTTAATAGGATAATTTGCTTTAATTTCAATATCAACATCAATATCATCAATCAAAATCAACTCAGACAAAATATCTCCTTCTGGACTGAAAACTGGTTCTTGAGCCTTAAGTAATTCGTCCGAATCTGGAATATTTAAATTGTCTGGTGTCTGATCAATATTTACTGTGGTAAGTTTGACATCATTAGCAGTGCCGCCTTCACCAACAACATCAATAGAAAAACTAATTTGAGAAGGACCAAAATTACTCCAAGGAACAGTTATGGGAACAGTTCCATTTGCCTTAGTTTGTGAATCAGGATCTCCCAATTCAGCACCAGTAGCAGGTGTTCTATTAATAGAAGTTCCTGTTGTTGTTGTACCATTCAAATAAGTATATGTTGGAGTAATACTTATACTAGTGTTAGCATATTGAGTATTGTATTGAATGTTAAAATTATTTCCATAATCTACTTCGTTTGGAACTGTCAAAGATGCGGTTGGAATTTGTTTTACATTAATGGTGATACATGTTACAGGCGATTGTCCAGCAACTCCATCTAAAAAAGCACAATATGTTGTAGTATCTGTCGGACAAACTTGTGATGAACTAGTCAAATTTCCATTAGTTATAGTTCCAGTAGTCCACGTAATAGTGGAAGCATCTCCAGTATAACCCCAACTGATATTGGCACATGTTCCAACAATAATAGTAGTTTTATTAGCACTTATCTGAAGTGTTGGTGGAATTAAAACATTAACTGTAACTTGTCGTGTTGTACTTCCTGCAGGACCAGTTGCTGTTAGAAGATATGTAGTATTTGATTGTGGAAATACAACAGCACTACTGACAAAATTACTGAACGTAGTAGCGTTTGATAAAACTCCTGGAGCAATATTAAGAGTATTAAGATCACCAAACGCAACCCAGTCTAACGTGACGGACTGCCCCTGAATAATTGTAACGATATTTGTTGTATTATTTACAGTAAAATTAGCACTAGGAGGAAGATATACAATATGACCCTCAATATATCTCTCACCAGCAGCACTAAGACTCAATACAATTTCAATACCAGCATTAGCACAACGTGTCAAGAAATAATTATATGATGCCTGAACTGTAGAGAGTCTCATCGAACCGGAAATATCAATCCAGATAGAAACAATTGTTCCATATGGCAAAGAACCAAAATTACAAATCGCAAACCAATCAGATCTATTACCAGCATTTCCTTCATCGCGATTAACACGAATTGGTCCAATTGCGTTAGGATCTGCTGGATATGCTGTAGGCACATCAATACCACCTTGCCCTGATGCTTGTGGATCTAGGATATAGAAAGTTCTGTATGGGAATGCTGTTCTAAATCCTCTACGATTATTTACAGCGCCACCAATAATAGCACTACCTGCCCACACATTATTTAAATTTGATTGATTATTATAATAACTATTATTTGTTTCATCAATGACAGATACACAAGTAACTAACTTCGCAAAATCTACTGCTGTAATATTACTTGATTTAACATTAAATTCTTCATCAATACTTACAGGATCACTATTTGGTTTTATGAGATATACACCAGATTCAGTAGGCAAAGAGTTTCCACCAACCGAACTTCCCTGAACATAAGGAGGAGTGCCAATTTGTCTGATATCATACCATTCATTTTGTTGATTGAGATCAATTTGAATAGGGTAATCACTTTTAACTTCTACTTTAATGTCAACATCATCAATTAAAAGCAAATCAGTTAAAACTTCTACATCAGGGGGAGTATAAATGGGTTGTTGATCTTTTATTAAATCTACACTCTCGGGAATGTTTAAATTATCAGGAGTATCATCAATAATGATCGGTATAGTAATTACTTCTTCTTGGAACGTTCCCAGTTTACCAGTTGCTCTAACTACGTATGTAACACTCAATGGTCCTCGATCATCGTACGGTATTGTCGTAGTGTAAATATCCGTATTTTCTATGCCAGTAGATTCGGCACTATCATTAACAGATAAATTAGCAGCAGATGCTGTAGTAGATCCAACAAAATCATACGTGTAAGTTGGTGTTATTGTGACAGACTCAGTAGCATATCTTGTAGTAACTTCGATATTGCCTTGTTGACCATATAAAATATTTGTTGGATAATCAACTTCTACTGTTGGAAAATAATAAACAACAACAGAAACTGAAGATACATCTGAAGTTCCGCCAAGTCCCGATACATATGCGGCATATGATGTAGTGGTTGTAGGACTGACATTACTATTACTACTAAGATTTGAATTAGTTATTCCACCAGAAACCCATACAATATTATCAGCATCTCCAGTTGTAACCCAAGAAAGATTAGCCACACTACCAAGCATCATTTCGATCTTATTGGTAGAAATAATAATAACAGGAGGAATGTAAACTACGATGGATACAGTAGCAGTATCAGTCAATCCACCATAACCAGTAACAGTTAATGTATATGTTCTATCGTCTGGGGGATAAACATCAATAGAACCATTGGGAACATTAACTGCATTAACGCCATTATTAATGCTACCAAAAAGAGAATTTGTAGATGTCCACGTTAATGTAGCTTTTTCTCCAGCAATGATAGGCGAAGGGTTAATAGTAAAACTATCAATTGTTGGAGCACCTATGTTCCATTTTACTATAACAAATCCATTTCCAAAATTAGATGTTCCTGTATTATTAGTAAAAGAACAATAACTACTATCATAAGCAGACCGTCCACCATTACCACCACGTCCGCCATAATTGTTGTCAAGTCCAAAGGCTCCACCAGAACCACCAGATGCGCCTCCGCCTCCTCCACCTCCCCCACCACCGTCAGTGGGACATGATGAACCAGTAGAACCACCACTAATACTGTTTATATTTCCAGTAAACATTCCGGTGCCAGCACCACCATTAGTAGCATTTCTATTCCAAGAAGCACCACCACCGCCGCCACCTCCTCCGGCTATAGCAACATATCCATTTTTAACGGAATCATATACAGCAGTAGCGCCGCCACCGCCTCCTCCTCCACCAGAGCATCCTTGGGGACCACTTCTGCCACCAAATCCACCGGTAGCTACATTAGAACTTCCTCTTGATCCTGCTCCACTATTTGCTACACAACCAAAACCAGATCCACCTATAAAACCTATCCTTAATGTAAATGTCCTTGCCGTATAATCATTAAATGTCAAAAGTGCTCTTCTACCAGAACCTCCAGATCCAGCACTACCATTAGCATCTGTACCACCCTTGCCACCACTAGCAGCTGCTATATCTGCGGTAACATTAATAGCATAAGATGGAATAATAACAGTAGCATCTGATGTATATGTTGTATTTGAATCAGTTGCTGGACCAGGAGGAGGGGTAACATTTATCGCAACACATTGAGTATCACTAATTCCTCCAGGTCCACTAGCAATAGCACAATATTGTGTAGAATTTGTAGGAGAAACTGTTGCTGTTCCATTTATTGAATTGTTAGTAATTCCCGGAGTTCCTGAAGTCCAATTAACAACATTTGCATCTCCAGTTGTATTCCAATTTATGTTAACACTTTGACCCGATACTATAGACGATGCATTAGCAGTTACTACAATTTGTGGTTTGACAGGAACAGTAATTGTTCTACTAGCAGTCGAAGTTCCTGTAGAATTTGTTGCTGTAAAAGTATAAGTTGTCGTAGTTGTAGGACTTACTGCTACACTACCAAGATTACCAGGGTTAGTAACACCGGTCATCGTGGTGTTTGTTATATCAAAACCAGACGCAGCCCAAGTTAAAATTACAGAATCACCAACAATAATTGTATCATCGGGATCATCTGAAGAAAGACTTACTGTCGGGGCAAGAATATTAACAACAATTGTTATAGTTGTTGTAGTTGTTCCAGAAGGATTAGTTGCTCTAAAAGTATAAGTTGTCGTAGTTGTAGGACTTACTGTTACACTACCGTTAAGTCCAGGATTAGCAACACCAGTCATTGTAGTGCTGCTAATAGCAACATTTGCAGTAGCAGACCAAGTAAGTATTACAGATTCTCCTCTCAAAATAGTATTATTAGCATCATTTGAGGTAAGAGATACTACTGGAAGATCATTTAGAACAGTAACTGTTACAGAAGTAGTAGAAGTTCCATATGGGTTAGTTGCCGTATACGTATAAGTTGTTGTTACTGTAGGAGCAGGAAAATATACACCACTATTTCCAACACTAGGAATAGGATTAGTTACAACTCCATTAGCAGTTGCAGTAAAAGTATTGGAAGTTATACCCTCGCCAGTGGCAGAGTATGTAAGCCTCAGACTTTGACCTTTGTAAATGCTAGTAATATTATTTGGTGGGGTGCTATAATCAGTTGCAGTTAGACTTACTGTTGGTGGTACTGGAGGAATATATCCAGTCCAATCCATTGCTACACCATATGGACCACCATTATTAACATGTTCAATCCGTATAGTATGTTCACCAGCACTAATAATGTCTGCTGTGGTTAAAGAAGTATTGGCGTTATAAGTGTTAAGTGAAAATTGCAATACATTGTCAATGTATACGTCAGCATCATCATCTACAGCTGTATTAAATATTTGTCTTCCAGTATTGTTAAAATCAACTTTCCATTCAATTGATCTAGTAACGGTAGTGCCTTCAGGTTCATAACCACCTACGTTAGTATTAGTTAAAAAAGTAGTCCACTGGTTATTTGGATCAGATCCCTGAGATCCTATAATATTATCAATTTGGGGAGATCTAGTGGTCCAATCAAAATCTTCTGTGACAATTTGATCCTCATATGAAATTGTAACAAAAGAACTATTAGAACTAGAAGTTTCAAGAGTAGAAGCACTGTTATGATATGAAGGATTGTACAACCCAGCACCACCAGCACCACCAAATCCACTACCATCATTACCACTGACGTAGGCATATCCAGGAGCAAACAATCCTGTAGTGCCACCAGGAAATCCCCCACCAGCGCCTCCACCGCCGCCATTCCAAGCGCCACCAGAATTCTGTCCAGCAGCACCATTAGATCCGCCACTAGTGTTAATATCAGAAGATGTCTGACCATTGTCAGCAGCGCCATTGGTACTAAAACAAATACACGCTCCTCCACCGCCTCCACCAGCACCAGCTAATACAGTACCACCAATACGAATAGCAGTAGCGCCACCTCCACCGCCGCCGCCACCAGCATTCCATCCATTACTACTATCCGAGGAATTATTATTACCACCACGTCCACCATTCCAATATCCACCAGCACCATTTCCACCAGTATCTCTATTTCCACCAACTCCCGATCCATTGCCACCCATCGTTAATGTGAGTGTTGAACCAGCAACGCCAGTTAAAGTTCCAGATATTTTTTGTCCTCTAGCACCAGCACCACCAGAAGATCGGTTAACACGAGTATTACATGGACCACCAACAGCACCTTTACCACCATGAATAATATATGTAACATTAGCAGCATCCGAAGGAATAGCATATGTAGTGCTAGATGTAAACGTTTGAGTGGTTGCCATTTTAGATCTGCCTTACTTTTGTCCAATCATTATCTTGATTGAGATCAACTTGAATAGGATAATTTGATTTAATCTCTACTTTAATATCAATATCATCAATTAAAATCAAATCAGATAAAACTTCCACCGCTGGTGAGACAACTGGTGTTTGATCTTTTAACAAATCCTCGCTATCAGGAATATTTAGATTATCTGGAGTATCATCAATAATAATTGGAATAGTAACTACTTCTTCTTGGAAGTTGCCTAATTTACCTGTTGCTCTAATTACGTATGTAACACTTAGTGGTCCCCTATCATTATAAGGTATTGTTGTAGTATATGCTGTAGTAGATTGAGTTCCACCAATTTCAGCACTGTCATTAACAGGCAAATTAACTACAGAACCCGTAGATGATCCAACAAAATCATAATTATATGTTGGTGTTATTTTTATAGAATCTGTAGCATATTTTGTGGTAACATCAATAGTTCCCTGGTTATTATATACTAAATTGGTTGGAGAATCTACAGATAATTGTACTGGTTGATAAACAACAACAGTTACACTACCGGTATCTGTTCCACCAACACCAGAAACTCGACCCGTATATATTGTAGTATCTGATGGAGTTACATTTGAATTGCTATTCAAATTTCCATTAGTAAGACCACCAGATAACCAAGTTAAAGTAGGAGTCCAATTTAATCCACCACCATCGCCACTAACAGTCCAAGAAATATTGGCAGTGCTGCCAAGCATCATTTCCGTTTTATTAGTAGAAATACTAAAAATAGGAGGAATGTAAACCGTTAAAGTTTTTGTGACTGACTTATTTGTAATATTATAATAAGTTGCAGACAAAGTACGACTAATAGTATTATTAGGACTATAGTTCAAACTACCAGATGCTCCAACATTACCTTGACCAGTTAAAGTTCTGGATGTAGAATTACTAACTGACCAAGATAATGTAGATGTTTGTCCTCTCTTAATAGCAGTAGGATTGAAATTTAAAGTAACACTTGGCGTTGGATATACACAAGTTCCATTATCAACATCTGCGTTTGGATTATAGTTTGTAGCACGAGAGTCTGTACATCCAGGAACAGGCGGGGGTGGAATATATCCAACCCAATCTATAGCAATACCCCAAGGTCCACCACCACTGTTAATAGATGTAGCACTAAGAGTATATGTACCCGGACCATAGTAATTTGCGGTAGTGACTAAACTTTGTCCCCCAAATCCACCCATTCCCATTTCATAGTTGCCATTAATATAAATCGCCCCACTATCATCCACATTAGCATAGAATCGTTGTCTGCCATAATTTGCAAAAGTAATAGTCCAAGAATATGTTCTATTGATGCCCCCACCAGAACCACCAGGATCCCTGCCCCCAATATTATAAGTGTTCATGAAATTAGACCAATTAGGCTCATAAAATGTGCCGTTAAATCCTTGGTTATTAGGAGATCTACTTGTAAAACTAGAATCTTGGGTCATTTTTAGAACTTAATAATATATTCTACAAGAATAAATGGTGTAACCAACTGATCTAATTTTTCGTCATTACTAACATCAATGTCAACCCTAGCAAGTACTCCAGACATATCAATATCTTTTTGTGGATATGAATAAGTAAAATTACTAGTATATGCTATTGGTTTTTCAACTCTGTGGTCATGAATAGATTCTCTACCAGATTCAAAAGTAAAATCAGTTTGATTACCAGCACCACTATTTGCTAATCTTAGCGCATTATCTTTACCACCTTCTCCACCTACTTGATGACTAGTACTATAGTTTAAATATGTTTGATTTGCCCGATGAAGATGTCCCTGAAAATTTTCAATATTTAATTCAGTTTCAGAAGTATTTCGGTCTAATTTATATCTAGGATTGCCCAACATATTGAGTGTCCCACTGGCAGTAACACGAGCAGATCCTATATAATTCGCGCTAATTTGACTGCCAAAATTACTGATAACTTCAATTTGTGGTCCAACTCTATTTGTTGTAGCAGCATTTAAATCTTCCCTGTCTACAAAATCATTATTATATGCTCCAGTTCCTCTACCACCAATAATTACCTTAGATCCCAAATCAGGCAATTGAAACTGCCCCAAATCATTAATAGAAGGATCAGCGTTTCTAACCTGTGAAATTTCTCTTTTAAATCTACACTGATCTCCAACACCAACGACTCTAGATAATGCCAAAAAATCTTTTGCCAATAAAACAGATCCATCACACTTCAAATACCCCGCTGGAATATTTTCTTTAAATTGGGCAGTAGTGGGGTCGTTAGATGAAGAAATTGCTGGAGTAGTATGCACTAATATACTACCAACACATCCTCCATATTTTGATCTTTCGTATGTGTAATTTGCCATTTTAGTATGCTCGGATGATGTATATACATGTCATAGACGGTTGACTAGTGTTCATACTAATCTGTAGTGCTGCAACATTTGAAGCATTATCTAGATTGGTGGTAGCGGGAATATTGACATCAGCAACCAATGTAGATTGTGGTTTTAAACTATTTTGATCGTATAGAACTGTAATTGGTTCATGATCATGAGCATCAACATTTGCTTGTGCGCCACCACCAGTATCAGTAATAAAACTAGATCCAGGATTACTTAGTAATGTGCCATAGTTTCCAGCAGCTGGCGTATCTTCGTAATAATTAGTAAATCCTGCAGGAATATTAGTATTACCACCACCAGACGCAAAAGGAACCGAATTAGCTCCATTGCCGCCCAAAACAGGATAATCATAATTAATAGCTTGAGCAAGAGAAGTTTGAGTAACTCTTTGTGGTGATAAGTTAATAGGTGGATTTTCACCACTAACTCTCATAACAGTTCTTCCTGGGTCTCCACTACCAAATCCACTAAAATTACCAAAAGATCCCCAGTTGCCCCCTCCAGCTAACTCAACATTACCTTTTTTAAATCCTTCGTGTCCAAGTCGAACAGAGTCAACAACACCATCATCAAATCTACTACCAAAAAATGATGGCGCTTCATCAATAGCAGCATAATTAAATGTTGCCGTTATATTATCATAAGGTACAACACCTAATCCAGGTCTTTGATTTGTTTGTGTTCCAGCACTACCAAGACCACCAGTTACAGTTTCATAAATTCCACTATGACCATGTGCTCTGACGTGAGTATGTCCTAATTTTCTACCACCAATAAATATAGATTTTTCCCCTTCACCATCTATAATATTGTTACCTCTAACATTTCCAGAATATCCAGTTCTCTCATTTAATGTGAAAATTACATCAGTATATACATTATTCCAAGCAGCATTCACTCCATTATCAGTATTTTGTCCAATATATGGAGAAATTAAATTACCAGCATCAGGATCATTATCTCTGTCAGCAGTTAATGATCCAAAATAAGATTGTTCAATGTCCATCAACATTTTACCACCAACTAAATTAGGTAGTGTAAAATTACCAGTATATCCTGGAAATCCTCCTCCTAAATTAGTCGTTCCAGAATTATAAGTATCCCCAATTGCTTGCACAAGTAAAGGATACTCATTTGCTGGTGGTTGAGTTCCATCACAAATAATCCAACCTTTTGGTATATTACTGACAGGTCCAGACCATGGCATGATGGTGCCAATAACGGCACCTTTCATGGTTCTTGTTTCTTGATAGAAAGGCATTTTCTTATACGTCCATTAAGTACCAACCCGCAAGGGATGAAGGCACACCAGGTTGACCACCAGGCGCAGATATTCCAGCATAAACTAATCCAAACGAAGCATTAGGTGTTTGAACAACTAATTCACCACCGCCCCATCCAGCAAACTCAATCGATTGAACACCTGACGTTAGTGACTGTCCAGTATTCGATATTTCACCTTGAACTTTGGTATTGTCATATGCTCTAACAATCATCGTCTGATTATATGTGAGACTACCACTTATATCTATAATACGAACCATATCACCCATTTGAGGATCGGGAGGTAATCTCAAAAGAGTATTACCAGTGCAATTAACAAAGTAATTAACATTAGCGTCTAAAGTCTCTGCAGTATCACCAATATACACCCACTTACGACCACCAGTATCAGTGATATAATTTTCAATTTTGGCAATTTTTAATGATCCGTTATCAGAAACTTGGAAGATGCTATCACCATCCGTATTTGTAATTTCAAACTTAGAATCAAGTGCCGTTCTACCAATCCCTTCCTGGAACTCAAGGTTGATTCCACCATCGATGTCAAGTGATCCACCAAATGTAGATACTCCCGTTCCTAAAGCAGAGAAAGAACCATATACAGCGAAGTCTCCAGAAGAGTTATCAAATGTCAAGCGTGGAGTAGTGCCATCAGTTCCAAAGAAGTTCATGTCACCACCGTTGATCGTTAGATCTCCAGTTGCGGTATCAACTTCTAAAGTTGTTCTAGCAGGAACACCACCAGCACCACCATCAGTAATGGTAAAGAACTGCTGATTTACAATCGTAGAACCATTAATCGTTAGTGTATTTTCTGTAGTTAGAGTTCCGGCAACAGTAGTGTCCCCAGTAACACTATCAATAGTAAACTTACTAAATCCAACACCAACTCCAACATCACCTAGAATGATAGTATCTCCAGTTGTAGATTCTACTCTGAATACATCAACCGCAGGATCTCCACCATCATTAACAATTAGAGATTGTGGTGAAGTTGAAACCAAACTTTCAATAGCAACAAATTCAGACTTCGACAATCGGATAAGATCAGCAGTAGTTAAAGTACCACCAAATTCAGCAATACCAATTCTTACATTGCCAGTTCCATTTCCAATACCGGATAATGGTTCGTCTAGTTGACCATCATTGTTAAGGTCAGAACCAGTAATGTAAGAAGCATTTGATTGCTTATCAAGTTTAGCAAGTAAACAACCATCAGGATGATTGGTGCCGAGATTTGTTCCTTCTTGTCCTCTGCTAACAATTAATCTGTAACCGTTTATATCAGATGGGTTAGCAACGTTAGCGATACCAACAATACGAACAATTTCACTTTGAGATTCATCTCTCAATCCAGTTACGATATTTGCTCCACTACCAACACTATCAGGAGAGAAAGAACTTCCTCTATCAACTAAGATTAAATCTCCAACCTTGAAATCAGTAATAGAAGGAGTGGTAATTGGTAGATAGTAGTTATTACCAACAGAGTTAACTCCATTTACTTGGAACGTAAGGTCTCCACCGCCACCGCCACCTAACTGAGAATCAGTAATGGTGATTGTTTCATCGTTAGCATATCCTTCACCAGGACTTTCAATTGTAATATCAATAGTGAAATCAAATCGAACAAGAACTGTAAAGTTTGCTCCGATACCAGCACCATCAGAAGTGCCCTCAAGGAAGTTATAAGTTCCAGGTGTTCTACTTGTCGATCCGTTATTAACAATGTTGTCAATAGCAGCAATTTGACCCCCAGAAACTAAGAACGTGTTTGATCCCCAAGAAGAAACACCCGCAGTATCAATGTATCGTCCGGTAGTCTGATATTTGTAGAAGTCAATGTTTGGATTATCAACTCCACCAACTTGGTGTCCAACAATATTAGTTCCAAATCTACCTCTTACAACTTCAATAATACCAGCGTTTAAACCACCGTCCAATCTGATATTACCTTCAACGATTGCAGAAGCAAGAACATTCAATGTGTTTCTAATAGTGGTTGTTCCACCAGTAGAACCTAAAGTAAATGTAGTTGCGTTGGTAGCAAGATTAACTGTATTGGTTTGATCTCCATCAAAAAGGTTAGCAACTCTTGTTTGCGTAAACAATCTAGAACTGCTAGTTCCAGCACCATATCCAGTACCAATCTCAAGATTACCAGCAAGTCCAGTGTAGAATGTTTCAATCTTAACGAAAGAAGATGTATCTGCCTGTGTTGCCCATGCTCCACCCAAAGTGATGTTACATGTAGATGCTACATCATTAGCAACAGTAGCAATATCTAATACTGCTGACTGAGTATTTCTAAGAACCTTAAGAGTTCCATTTGTAGCAGACTCACCAATAAGTGTATTAATATTACCAGAGGAATTAGCAATATTAATTGTCTGATTAGAACTAGTGTTATTCAACAGATTAAGAATCTGACCCTCACCAGCCCAATTTAGAATATTAGCATTTTGATTGACGAAGTTGAATGCATTGTTTGTAGTTGTAATATCACCATCATTAACTTCAAGATCACCAGTAATCTCTAGATTCTCGTGAATCCTAGCATCACCAACGACAACAAATGTCTTATCAAGACTCTTGTAAGGATTGATTGTATCGTTAACAGCAGTGTTAATACCGACTCTACCATTATTGGTAGTCATCACTCTGAATGTAGCATTATCACTAGGATTGTCACTATCACCACCAACTAAGAATGCATCGTCAACATTAGTTTCAGTCTTGATAATAGAAGACTCAGTTAAGTAAGAATTAATTTTCTTACCGCTGACGAATGTTGTTCCAACAATGTCTAAGTTAGCTCTTGGTAGGACTTGATCAGAACTAAATGCGTCTAAACAATCATCATGAGCAGATCTAGCAATAGTATTAATACCTAGTTTATAGTCACCAATTACTTCTGTATTCGCACGTAATACTTCACCGCCAACTACTCCATATTCCTTCCAGTTAGAATTAGAGAAGTCAACTGATGGTACTGGCACACCAGGGGCAACATCAGTAACACCACCAGTTCCTCTCCAGGAAAGAGTTGAGATATTAACGTTAGTATAAATCTGGAAGTGTACGTAATTATTTGTAGGACTAAATGCATCACCATTAGGACTAAAGATTGTCCAGGTAGAGTTAAGATTAGAATCAGAATAATTTCTAACTCTAATTTGAGATCCACTTGTAATTCCGATACCAGCATTAGTAACATCTACACCAAACTCATCTTTGAAAGTAAGTTTAACTAGATTTGTGCCATCAAATTCAATACTAAAGATATTGTTAGTGGGAATTTGTGCGAAGTAGTTTGCATAAACCCAACCTAAAGACCCAGTTCTTCCAACTTGCTTTCCTTTTAGAAGAATATCACCAGGTTTAGCAGCAACGCCGCTATAATCCACAAATTGAGAGGAAAGTAATCTACTACCACCAGACGCGATTGTAGCAGAGTTGTTTGGTGTGATATTAGAAGGAACACCAGAAGTGATATGAGTCTGAATTTGATACTTCTGACCCATTCCTCTTGCATTAAATCCAAATACAGCAGCATCAACTCTGTTCTTACTAATTCTAACATCACCAGAATTTGGTGGTTGGAAATTGGTTCTATCTAAAGTCTCATCTTGCTCGTCTAAAGTAACAGGATCTACACTAGATACGTTAGAACGAACAGTGAAAGAATCTCTTACTTCAGTTAGATCGTTATCCTGAACAGAAACGATTAGAGGAGACTGGAATACATTCTGCTGTGAACCATCACCACCAACAACTGTAATGTTCTGGTTGAAAGTTACAGGAGTATCGAATGATGTAACCAGATTACCGATATCCTCGTTATCATCCTCACTATCAGCAAGAACTGCTCTTTCTAAGAATGTCTCTTCACCGGTAATAGCATTAATCTTACGGTTACCAATGTAAAGATCACCGTTAGAGTTTAGACCTGTGTAGAAGACAATACCAGCGTCCTCTTTCTTACTTTGGGCGTAGAAGTCCTCAGTAGGTGATAAGACGATCTCCTGACGCGCAGGGAGACCAGTAGAGTAGTTTCCTGGACCGAATCCAAGATACTCAAACGTATGGTTACCAGCACGAGCAATAGAAGGTCTTCTAAGTTCAACATAGTAACGTTGATCAGAGACTACCGTGCTATCACCAGAAATCGCAATTCTACGATCTTCAGAACCAGAAGTTGCATTACCAGTTTGTGCTTGGAGTTGATTATTTCCAGTAGAATATGTGTTATTTACAAATGCTGGTTGTAATACAAGATCCTGAACTAGTTCTTTTGTTACAGAGTTTTTGTAGTCATTAGTCGTAACAAGACCATGAACATAGTTGTCAGCAGCAGAAATTGTAGCAGGAGGATCAAGCAACTGAGAAGCAAGATTAAGTTCTTGTGTTGATGTGCCTGCTTTCTGGAACCAAAGAGGATCGTTCTTATAGTTAAGAGGATACAAACCACTGACTGGTTGCGAGAAGTTAAACTTCTTGAAGTTTTCAGCAACACCAGCACCAGTTGGGAATGGTGAAATATTACCACGTAAGCAACTTAAGTAATAGATACCGTCTTGCTGACCAGCAATTCTACGCTGTAGAGTTTCGTAACTAAAGACATAGAATGTATCTTCGATAATTCCAGCATCTTCAACACTCTCAACATAGTATTCAATACCAGCGTCATCTTGAATGCGATCACCAGGAGTAATAGTATAAACGTTAGCGCCGTTTTGCTTGTAATAATACTGGGGATATTTTTTCGCGATTAGTGTTTTTAGAGGTAGCGATTTTCCAAAATCCTGATCATTAAGCATGTCAGCAAAAACACTACCCTGAGTGAATCTGGTATTAGTGTACTCTGAGTACTCTAATTTTCCGCCGCGAATATTTTTCAGAATTAGGTAATGTAGTCCACCAATTGTGTAATAGGCATGGATATTAGCAAGACCAGAAGAGTTTCCAGTCCATTCAATTTGATTGGCGGTAATGCTAGCAGTTTTATTAACTACAAATGATCCACCCTGAGGTGCATTAATCTGAACCGTAGTAAATGATTCGTTTCGTAGACCAGAGAAGTTGAGTGTATCGATACCATGATCAAATACAGTTAACTCAAGATAGTTAATTGTTGGATCTAACTGATCTTCTACATAACGACCAGACTGGATAGTTGCTTGGATACCAGAAGAGAACTTAGCAAAAGCACGATATTCAATACCTTGTCCTGTTTGATCTTTCGCATATGGATCATATGCGAAATCCGTATTTAATCCAGCAGTACTAAAATCAGAATCAGTAAATCCAATAAATTCAGCAGGTTGAACTGGATTCCTGAAACGAGCACCATATACAGTACCAGCAACAGGTTTTAGAAGAAGTTTTTGTGGTACTAACTTACGTGTGTCATCAGTTCTTGTCTTGATAACAAATCCGTTGATAGGATCTCTTGCGTTCTCAAGATACTTAGGAATAACATAACGTAGTTTATATGTTCTGTCATTTGCTTCACGCTCATCTTCTAGACGAGTGAACCACATATCTGTAGATCTTGGACGATCTGATAGATCTTGCTGCTTAATTCTCCAGAAAATATTTTCGTCTCTAATTGCCTGATCAATAGTAGATGATCCTTCATCCTTACAGTTAACGAACCACTTACCGGTAGTGACAAGACCATTACCAAATCCAGGATCATATTTTACAGGACTTCTGCGCTTGTTCGAGAAGATTCTAAATCCAGCACTCTGACCTGATGTAAATGTAATTGGGAATACATTATTAATAGCATCAGCATGAGTCTTGTGAATCGTAAAGACTCGATCATTCTGATAGCGAGCAAAGAATGACTTGTTGGGATTAATCTTACCAAAGTTAGCATCTGATACATCAGTTACTGCTACGTCGCTATCATTAGCATACGTTGTAGAAACATCTGGAAGAACTTCTCCATCAAATGCTCTAATGAATACCTCATGTGGTGTTACAGAAGAGAATGGAACGTCAAAGATATGCGATACTTCAGTTTCAATACCAGCGTTAACAGTATTAGTTAACTTAGCCTTGTATGTGTGTAGGTCATACTTCTCGTCAAGGACGAACTGATAGATATCAATTTCAACATTAGCATCGATAGACTCAGATTCAGAAGCATAGATGTAAATACCTGTTGCAGCATTCTCTCTAGAAGTTGCTAGCATCAGTTTAGTCTGATCACTACCGTTAAAGAATGTAGTGGTAGAATAATCTTCTGGTGATGTTCTTCTGCCAGGAGCAATTACATAGTAAGTTTTGTTAGTCTCAAAACCATTAGGTAGTCTGACGAGACGCTTATCTACTTCAACATATTTACCAGAAGCAACGTCAAAACGTGGACGTGGGACTAATCTAACTGGTGTTCCAGTTTCAAAGTTATGTGGATTAGAAGCACCAACACCAGAAGTATTGATTGTAAATACCGTTGCTCTAGACGCAAAGAGTGAAACACTAGCAGTTTGCTCTTCTCTGTCAACTGATCCCACACCACTGTTAATAACAGTAGTAATGTTACCAATCAAAGTGGTGATAGCATCAGCAGTTCCAGAACACTCAATACCAGGTGTGGTGTCTACCAGCACATCAGGAGTAGGAACAGAACCAGCTGGTCCAACAATTACTGTCTTAGGTAAAGTATCTGCCCACTGACCTTTTTCAAAAGTAAAGTATAAACCAAGTCCGTTAGTATTGGTTTGTTGTGCGTTGATAGTATTACCAAAATCAAGTCTAGAATTTTGAACTCCAATTTCAATTTCAGTGCTACTTACAATTCTCTTAACGAATGCGTTCTCTTGAATTGTAGAAGAAACTTGAGGAGATCCAGGAGTAAGAAGACCATCAACAATATTATTGCTATTATACTCAGCTACTCGCATACCAATTATAATACCGCGAGTATCATTAACTTCAACAATCGCGCTGCCAGCAGTTGTACTACAACCCTCAACCCAAACATCAAAGTTTCTCATGGCAGCAGTTGCTACCTGACCAACATAGTTCCATGCGTCAAGAGTTTCAGTCTTCTCACCATCGATGTAAGTTAGGTTGTTGCCAACATAGTATGCTTCACCTGCCTGTACCGAGTTAATGTTACCACCTAGTCTTAGGTCATTAACAACAGCGTCAACAATATATGAAACGTCACGATAACACTTAGATTGTTCAGCATCTGTAGTAAATCCACCTCTCGTCACAACGGGTAGAGTTGTTAGTGAAGTTACAGAGAAAGCATCATCAGCAATATCAAATAGAGTTTCAATAGATCCACGAACGTTAGCACAATCCCACTCACCTTGATCTAGTGGAGGAAGACTGTCTAGATTACCAGCAGCAGTTGTATCACAAATAATTTCAACTAAAGTATTAACAGTAGATACAACATCAGAACAATTACCTGCTACATATCCACCTGGTTGTGGGAAAACACTACTTGTATTTGGTTGGTTTGGCGCAGTTCTACTAATACCAATTAGATTTCCAACACCAACATCTGTTCCAATTGCTTGAATGATAGTGTCTAGATTACTGGTTGTTGCGTTAATAGCATCAGCACAAGCAGGAGTGTCCCAATCAGTAACAATGTTGTTGTCAATTACCTGAGTTTCTAAGTTAGCAGGTTTGGGAGTAATGGATATGTTTCTGAGAACATCAGCAATAAGGTTTTTAGCAGCAGTAAATACAGCAGCTGCCTCATCACGCTCAGGATCTAGGAATGTTGCCGCAGCAACACCATAACTAACACAGTTATTAGCCGCAGAAACAAATGTATGAGCAGATTGTGGGTTATGTTGTACAGCACCAGCAGCAGCACTTACGAATGTATGTGGAACACCAGCAGCAGATCCAGCATTACCAACATTAACAGTAATAGTAGTTGCTGTTGTTGCTGTAATTGGAATGGACTTACCTGCCAAAGGATCTTGACCAAGACGTGGATAGGTGTGTTGAGTCTGGTTGCTATCTTGATCACAAGTAAAGGTGAATGAATTGTTAGCAAGAATAACACCTTCACTAACACTCAATGAATGATTACCAATGGTGATTTCCATATCACCAGTCGTGGAGTTATATACTGCGTTGGTTGGATTAAAACTCTGGTTAGCACTAGAAGCACCAACATTAACAGTCACTGTAGAAGAATCTACTGTAGTGATTTCCATCCACTGACCAGCATAAGGATCATCAGAACTTGGTGATGCGTGTTGTGTCTGGTTGTTATCCATGGCACATGTAAAGATGACACTTCCAGTATCAACTCTAATGTATCCACCTGTTGTCATATCATGACCAGGAATAGTAAATACCGAAAGACCAGTTGCTGGATCATAAGATACAGAGGTAGGAGTGAAATTCTTCCTCTGCTTACTTAATCCAAAGTAAGGCATTACGTTAGTAACGTAAATCTCAGCAGAATCATAAGTTTTAGCGTTTCCGCCAAACTTAACGTCATACATGACTTCTTCTAAGACATTATAGACATCATCTAAACAGTCTTGCTCAGTATTATCTGCCTGAGGAGTGTAAGAAGGATAGGATTCCTTCATTGTTTCATATGCTTGCTTCGCAATGAACTTCTTATTTGCTAGAACAAGATTATAAGCATCCGCATTCATATCGGATACAATAGGAGGATCTCCTACTTGATCAAGCGTAACCGTAGAATCTTTGTAGTATAGTTGGTTGTTGATTGCTAAGTTGATAGCATCAGCAGCTCTCTTAAATGCTGTGATAGATGGTGATTCTTCTCCAGCAAGACCAGTACTAATTGGTCCACCAAAGCGATTGTAATATGTCTTTGCCATCGCGATGGAATAGGCATTACCACCAAACCAAAGATCTTGTCTTATAGCGTCAACAATATGTCCAATATCTCTTCTACACTTACTCGCACCTGTCAGTAAATCTCTTTCTGTAGGAGTAACATAGTTTGCGTTATTTGAATTAGTAATACTATCATTATTACCGTCACTAATACATTGAGTTACAATTGATGTTAGAGATGCAATGGCATTTTGTACATCAGCACAAGCAGTAGCAACAACATTAGAAACATCACCGTTTCCATCTCCATATATCGACTCACCAGTAGAAACGGTAAGGTCTTGATATCCAGAACTCAATTGGTTAGATACAGCATCTTGTAGATAGTCTCTAGCAGCATTGTATGCGGCAATACTTTGTAGTTCTTCACCCTGTAGTCCACCAGTGATCCATTGACCTGTACCATCAAAGTATTTGTCAATAAACGTTCTGCTCCATAAGTTACCACCAAGGAAAACATCCATCGCTACAGCATCGATGAAATATCCAATATCTCTCTTACACTTATCAGGTCCACCAGGGAAGACGAACGATGGATATAAAGTAGAGACCTGACCAATAGCATAGTTTTGGGCATCCTCTTTGTTTCTTCTAACTAAACGATATGCTGTCTTAAATCTGGATTTAGCAGTTTCAACAGGATCTCCAGGGAAAGAGAAGAATGGAGCTTCATCGTAAACAGCAATTTCAGCAAGAGCATTATCAATGATATACTCTTTGTTTTGTGTAATTAAATTGTATGTGGTCTTATATCTCTTAGCATCTTTAATTGCGAGGTCAATGGTTACACCATTCGTGGTGTCTCCATCATTCTCTGCTTGAGATCCTGTCTTACCAGAAGTAATACTACCACATGGAAGATTACTATAGAAATTATAAGGACTGTCTGCGAAAGGAACAGGATCATATAGATTTGCTTTTACACTTAGCAAGTTAGCTACTGCTTGCTTACATAGATCACGAGCTCTTCTAAATGCCCAAAGTAGATTTTCTTCTTCACCAGCTAATACTCCAGTAAGTGTTGTGTCATTAGCAAAGAATCCTTGTACAGCAGCAACTGTATTATAGTTACCACCATCTCTTAAATCTTCTGCTACAGCATCAACAATAGTGCCAACATCGTTAAAACTAACAGCAGAACCACTAGGACTAAAGACTCCCAAAGAAGCAATAGTCTCATTAATAATATTCTGTCTGTTAGCAATAATTAGATTGCGAGCATCAAAATAACGGTTCGCATTAGGATCTCTTCCAGGATTAACATAAGAAATATCCTGAAGTCTTGGATACTTTTCAATGATATATCCAAAGACTTCCTCTTGGATCATCTTACGGTTGCTTTCAATTAAGTTAGCAGCATCTGCATAGATGTTATTGATAGCAAATCCAGATGGATTTAGAATTTGAGGAGCAGCAATATACTTAACAAAACCAGTTGGTTCTAATGTTGCGTTAAACTCTTCAGTTCCACCAGCAACTGCTGGATCTAGTTTAACATATAGTTTTTCTCCAGACTTAGAACCAAGTCTATACCCACCAATAGATACAGCAGGGCGATTTAGTGGACTGGTAATGTCTTCACTACCAAGGAATAATTTAGTATAGTTGTTAGTATCTTGAGTTGTTCCAGAAATATCAATAGTATAGTATTGAGTTCTCTTGATATTAGCAGCACCACTATCAACTGCTTCAGGTGGAATGATGTCAGTAATGAAACCACCCTTATCTTGGTTAAAGGCGAAACCTTTGAAACCAATAGCATGAAGTGATGTATTACCAAAGTTGGAGTTTGAGTTCGTGATGGACATATCACCACCACTTTCCATTAGGAAGTGATCAGCAAAACCAACAGCGAAGATAGAAACGTTCTGGATGAATGCATCTTCTGATGCTTTAACGTGGAAGGTTCTCCAGTCATCCTTCCAATAAGAATCGCCCTTAGCGTGATAAGGAACAGTCGCAAACGCATCAGTTAGTGATGCTTGGTTCCAGGTGTTAGAATACTCATCATAACGGATGAATGCTCTGTCATCTTTCTGAAGCGAAACGCCCGTATATTGAGCTATGACCATGGATTTGAATCCAGTCGCCTTCAGACCGTTCGCCCAGATGCCACAAATACCCCACGTAGAGCGGATGGATACGTTAAAGACATATGGAGAGGCAGACTCTACACTATCAACTTCAGCGAGTGTCTGAGCGTTCTGACCGAGTGCTGGTGTAGTATCAACACTAACAGTTTGACCAGCAGCAATACCTGTACCAATTGCGCTAACAACTTCAGCAACTTCGTAAGTAAACTTACGTGGGTCATTTTGATCGATATCAATGATTGGGAAGATACCTTCCAAAACACTATCAATATCAGTTCCAGAGATAGCAACAAACTGACCAGCAAAGTATCCGTGGTCTACCTTAGTTGTTACTTCAATCTCAGATGTTGATGCAGGAATGCTAGGAATAGTTGTAGCATCATTAAGTGTCAGTGACTCAATAACTCTAGAGTCAGACAGAGGACCAACAATACGGTTCTCCTGAATTCTAAAGTCAAATTCACCAGGATCATCAATTGTTGGTTGATAATCAGAGAAACCTTTAGCAATCTTTCTATAGAATAGAGACAACTCTTCTGTGTCTGCGTATTCAAATACAGTTAGTTTGTGGTGTGAATAGTTAGGAGCAGTCTTCCTAGTGAAATCATTAGGATCGTAGTATACCTCACCAGTTCCGTCTACAGTATTATAAAGAGGAGACTCAGCAGTAGTCTGACCATCTTTTAAAGTAAACTGCCAGAAGTAACAACCACCTGTTACGTTAAAGATAGCAGAACGAGGAACAGTTACAGAAGCAGGATCGGGAACGTATAGAGGACGAACAACAGTACGGCGAAGGTCATAACCTACGAGAGAAGAACCTCTGGGGATGATAGCACCACCCTCAGTGTTGTTATACTTGTATAAGACGTTATCAGGATTAGAGATATCAAGAATGGAATTATCAGTCCACTCATTATTTGCTTGATCAAAACCAAATGCAGAGATACCACTAGTGTCTACAAGACCAGGACGGTTATCAATGTAGTGAATACCAGGCATCAGCATAATGCTGAACTGGTCAAACCTGTCATTACCAAATCCAGGAAGATACGAATATCTCGCAATCTCTAGAAAAGCACGTTGGATGCTCTTGAATGGTGTTACAGGTGAGTTACCTCTATTAGATAACGCATCTGTAGCGTTGAAATCATCAGGAGAAACATAAAGATACTTACCAGTTTTGCTGCTGATAAGGTTATCCAGACGTGTTAATGGCATGATTAATCTGACCCTGCGGTATATCTTTTATCCTAAGATTTATTTATACACGGGGTCTATACCTATCCTTAAGAATAAGCATTAATGCTATTTCCTTAATACACATGTAAATGTATCCAAATTGTTCTCTATAAGTTGTTCTATACATAACTCCCCTTCCTGGGATCGAACCAGGGACAAATTGATTAACAGTCAACCGCTCTACCGCTGAGCTAAAGAGGAATGAGAGCCAAACACAGGACTTGAACCTGCGACCTGAGCTTTACAAAAGCCCTGCTCTACCAGCTGAGCTAGTTTGGCATTCTAGTAAAATTGAATGGACCGTAATCAGATCCCCATACTTTTTGATGAGTTTCTGAATGAAGACCACGGTCCATTACTTGGTAATTTGTTTCAGTAAGAAGAACTTCGTTATTAACATAAGTTCTGACTCCTCCACGCATTACATAACATTCACAAGTATCATTCTTACCGGTGAATGTCTTTGTTGCTGTCTCTTTGATAATATTATCACATCCCTCTCGGTATGTCAAGAGGTCATCAGTAAGTTTATCAAGGTTATTGCATCCAACAAAGTCTGCTGGTGTTCTGATCTCGTAGTTCTTAAGTCTAAGGTAATCACCTTCATCAACTACATCAATCACAAATTGTCTATAAGGACGATCTAATTGATAGTTGTATGCTTGCTCACCATAGAATCTAGTTTCCCCAATCTTACGATGACTAACACGAATGTGAGCATAACGAGTAGGATGACTTTGTGCTTGACGTTTGTTAGCAAAAGTTCCCTCAAATAATTCAAGAAATGTGTTCATCAGGTAAAACTTCAGGATTAACGATATCTAGATCAAATAATACAGGGTGGCATTCTTCAGCAATTAAGTAATCAGAATACTTGAAGATGTCCTCCATAGTATACTCTTCATTAAGTGCTGCTTCTGCCAATATCCATTTGTCATTTTTATCCTCGTCTTCAAGGACATCGAAAGCAAATGGCATACTTTCAACATAATACATCAAAACAGGTACATTATCTACAAATACATGTTTACGTGAGATTGTATACCTGAACTGTGCCATAATGTTATGATTTCCTGTTAATGTTATATTTAACAGAATGCGAGTAGGGAGACTTGAACTCCCACGAGCATAATGCTCAACAGATTTTAAGTCTGGTGCGTCTACCGATTCCGCCATACTCGCAAATGCTGGTTGTGGGAATTGAACCCACTTTAGGCGCTTTATGAGAACGCTGCATTTACCAAATTGCTAAACCAGCACTCCGTATATTATAACACAGATTAGGCAGGACGGGTAGGGGGTGCTGACAGATTAGTAATTGACTGTCGCTTGATGAATGCCTTGAGTTCAGGAGTTTCATCCCATTCCCAGATCTCTTCGTGTCCTTTCTTGTCGATTTTCTTAAACGTCTTTTTCATTGGAAAACTCCTCTAATTTATCTAGAATACCATCAAATGAACCGATACTGTCAATCTCTGAAATAAGATTGGCAATCTGTTTACATACAATCGGTCGTTCTGCCCTAGCAGCATACGATAATGCGTTGCGAAGACTACCTGTAGCCTCTGAAAGACTCTCTTCTACTTGTTTACCTAAAGCCATTGCTCCTCTTTATCCTCAACATAGTCATTATACTGGGTTTCTTGAATGCTGTCAAGCCACAAGCATCCCAGCATCCTTCATATAGTGTAGTGTGTCATGCATGTTACCAAGATGTTTGGCACCAATGGCAACCTGGGGATAGGTTGCTTCAGGTCCGAACTCTGCTTCAAATGCCCTTTGAGAAAAGTGTTCGTTGAGATTGTACTCATGAAACTCTCCACCCATTGACTTAAGTAGTGCTGCGATACGCTCACACTCTTGACTACCGTTTGAATAGATTACTGCTTGCATGTGTCTTCTTTGTAGGTAATAGTGATTTGATTATATATTTCATCTCGGTTGTCACTGTTGTATACACGACAACGTTCTACCTTAGCATCCAATAGTTTCTCAATATTATTGAGTTGCCATTCAGCAGCATACTTCTTGAATCCATCATCCATCCAACTCGTGTTAGATCCTGGTGTGTTAAAGTCATCCATTATTCAATACCTGGCGGAAAAGTTTCAATCTCAGTTAGTTCGTAGTCCCAATCTTCCATGACTGTATTGGCAAGGAATCTATCAGATAGCATTTCAAGTTCCTTCTCAGCATACTCTCTGCTCTCTGATTCCAACCAAACGTCGATGACCTTACCCAATCTCAATTTCTTGATGTCTAACTCTGACAATCGCTTACAGGCGTCTCTCACAGCATTACCAGGAGAGTCATCAACCTGTGATCGTAGTCGGACAAATACTAATGCTTTAAACTTCATGCTTGTTCCCTCTCATCAAGTGCTTCATGAATAATTTGTTTCAATTCAATACGTTCTTCTTCAGTGAAGATTGTACGAATTTTCACTGGCATAGGAGCATAACTACTTGGTTTTTTTGATCTACCAGGAAGACTCATGCCCTGTGTGTCAATTTTGTCCATTGTTCTTCTTTACCCAACAAGGTTTACATAAGGAATTGGTCCAACTACCATCAGGTGCTTGGTGTCCTACCTGAGGTGTTTCATTTGCCGGGGTCATTTTACCACACCCCACACATTTTGTCTCCCACATCTTCATAATGTTCTCTCCAATCTATTTGTTGCTTGATCAGGAAAATCTCTTGGTCTACTATCAGTAGCATTATCAGTCTTAGGTGAACCTTCATTCGCCTTCATAGTATGCTGATAATTAGGTCTTGGATATCTGATACAGAATGGATCAGGCATCCAGTATGTTACCTGCCATTCTTGTTCAGGATTTAACTCTAGATGCTTCTCTACACTATGAGAGAAAATACCAATTTGAATGTATCCATCATGACTAAGACATCTACCATTACCAATGTCAACTAGGAATAGCATCTTACTACTCATAGCAGTTCTTGCTCTGGATTAAGATTTTTCACGAATTGCTCAGGATCCTTTTCTGACTTGTGAACCCAATAATAGCGCATCATCTCGTAAATAGGATCCCACATGGGGATACAGACATAATCCTTCATGTGTGTCTCGCAGCAAGTTCTTTAAGTTCCTTCGCTGTGAGTTTATCTAATTGCTCTGTGAAGTGATCAAGTAGCAATTGTTTGTATTGTTTCTTAGTCATTGTATTGTTTAATTAATCGTTCAACTTGTTTCTTGTCAGATCCACAAGGAGCATTGCGTAGACACCTAAGAATTAGTTCAGTATCACTGATAGTAGGTTTGATTGTAAACCCCCATTTGTCAACTTCACCCTCTGTAGGTGCTTCAACGTAATCAAATTCACTTGGCATTAGTCTCTTTGTCTCCAATCCGAAGGTTTATCTTGCTGAAACCAATCCTTAATATCATCAGCATCAGTGAATCCCTTTTTATGGTTGGATGGATCGGGATCTCCTAAACCCATCCTATTCAGAAAATCGTCTGTGCTACCCTCTTCAATTTTATAAGTAATTTGACGACGTGCCATCTTCAACATTTCATTAGCAGAAGTATTTGCTTTTGCTAATTTATTTGCCCAGATCATATCAGACAATTTTACTTCTTCTCCATTCGCAATACATTTACAAATAAATTCCAGTCGTAGTCTGTATTGTGTAGATAACATATGCCACTCATTTCCACTTAAGTATTTAGAACCATGAAAAAAGGGACCCGAAGGTCCCCTTGGGTGTTCCGACTTTTGTAGAGACCGCACGAAAGGAGTCTCCACACTATTTATCAGAAGCTGTACTTCAGACCCAACTTGGTGCCATAACCACGGTCAACGTTGCTGTCGCCACTACCAACGAAGGAGACTTCGCCGTATGCGCCAAGAGCATCGGTCAAACCGATACCAAGACCTGCCTTACCAGAAGGAACGGTGTCGCTCTCGCCACCATCAGGGGAGACTACAGTAGCGCCGCCTTGGACGTAGTATGAAGCAGACTCACCGAGTTCGCCTTCATAACCTACGTGAAGGTCAGTAGCAGTTCCGTTGTAGCTGGATCCAGTGAAACCGGAGTTAGCTTCGACGTTAACGTAGGGACCAGCGAAAGCGGCACCAGCAGATACGGACAGGGCAGCGGTTGCTGCGAATACAGATTTGATCATTGTTGTTTAGTTACCTTTGTTTACTTGCGGAATTTATACCCGCAGATGATGGATCGGTTCGACTCCCGATCGCATGAATATATTATAGCAGAAGACGCTCGATGCGTCAACCAGGTTATGCAAGTAATTGCGGCACTCGCCTGATTTGCTACAAGAGTAATTTATCAGGGTTAGGTCCAGAAATCAACCCCCCTTGTGCCAGTTTATGATACGGATATTAGATGACTGTGATAATGTAAACTTATTAGTTTAGAAGTATTAGAGCACCAGTAACAACAACATTTCCAGTAGCAGCAATAGATATGGTAGTGCCTGCTGTTTGAGTTATAGCAGAACCTGCTGTTTGAGATATATTAGTGCTTGCTGTTTGAGTTATAGCAGCACCAGCATTTTGAGTTATAGAAGCACCTGCTATTTGATCTATAGCACCGCCTGCAGTAATACTTGCGAGACTACCCGCAGAGAATAAAATAGCATCTGTTGCTTTTACAGAAGCACCGCCAATAAGAGTGTTGACACTATAAGAATTATCTCTCGCTTTGATTAGTGGAGGTGTCCCTGGTTTTCCAGCAATGACAGTTTGCGATACACCACCAACCCATTGCTTATAATCACCAAGGATAGACCAATTAACATGTCCAGGAGAAACAATGTTTTGTGATGCTCTAGGATCAAATTGTACAGATGTTTCTTCACCAGCACCAAATGTCATCTTCTGACCAAAGACAATATCTTTTTTATTGTCCACAACTTGCTCAATAGTGCCAGCACTCATTTGGATAGTGCCACCACCATTAGATCCTGCCTGAATGAATACTTGTGATTTTCCAATCAAAAACAATTCTTCTTCAGCAGTAATAACAATTTTCTGTGCCTTGATATGCCTTTCGCTACCAGTAGCTTCTTCTACAATATCTCCATACGCAATAATGTTTAATGCCTCTTCGCCATCATCACCACAATTGTATTCAATGTGAGTTACTTGCTCGTGTTTTTGTTGCTGTCCATGAGTGTGTATACACAACTTTCCACTAGAAGCACCTTTTTCTACATTTTTTTCTCCAGTAACAATAACAATAGATCCATTGTTTTGAAGTGAAACAAACCCAGCAGTGCCGTCAGGACCATCTATTCTTAGTGTTGATGTCTGACCATCAGGATACATGCGTTCATAGATCTGTGAACGAGTCAGCACACCTTTCCAACATGTTGTAAAAACAGGACCATCTTTTAGATTCTGTGTTTTATCTGCCGTGGTTTGTGGAAAGATACCTGTGGGGTATTCGTTAGCGGGTACAGCGTGTGACATTATGGACAATCAATATAACGACCAGTTCCGATCTTAGTAGATCCAACTGTAGTGAGTGCTTCAGTATCTAGGCATCTAAAAGATGGTAATAGTTTAGCACCATATCCACCTCCACCAACGATAACAATCTCAGGGAATTTTTCAAATGTTAATTGCCTATCTAAAATTCTAGCGCCAACGACAAATCCATCTTCATTGATAACTGCTTCCGCAACACCAAGTTCACCATTTATATACATATCAGGTTCTGATGTGTATCCAATTCCGGGGCGGATTATAGTAAATGCATCAATGATACAACGAACACCAGATTCATTAGCAAGATTTAATTTATATCCGTATCCAGGTGCTTTAATACGAATTTCTGTAATAAATCCATCTTGATCTAGTAAAGGAGTTGCTACAGCACCAATTCCTTCACCACCAATGAAGACATATGGTGGTTCTGCCCAAGGATCTCCTGGTTGAGTGATGGGTATTTCAATAATTCCGCCATTATCATCTGTAATAATAGTTTCAGGAATAACTTCAGGAACAATAAATTCGTCTGTAGTTGTTCCTGGAGTATCACCCTCACCATCATCTTCTGGTGGTTCAGTACTAATCTCTTCTGTAAGTGGCACCACCAGCACATCTGTAGTAGCACCAGTTCCATTCACAGTGAATATAAGCAACTCTTCTTCTTCATCTAAAGAATCTTCAGAAATTCCAACTATTACTTCAGCAGTATTATTATTGACAACAAAAGAACCTGTTGTTTTTCCACCAATAATATCACCAGAGTCAATATCCCCTGTTAATGTATAATATGCATATGTACCATTCTCTACGTTTTCTGTAGTGATTGTATATTGCACAAAATCACCTTCATTAACAGATACTTTGTCAGCAACTACTTCATATGAAGGTGTAGTATCAGAAGATGGAGTATCATCAGAAGGTGGAGTAGGAATATCTTCTACTACTTCAGGTGGGAAAACATCTGGTATTTCTGGAGTTGGATTTATTGGTATAGGATAATATGGAGTTCCTGGTTCTCTTATATTACGTTCTGTGATTACACACCTACCAACATTTTTTATAAACGTAGATCTAATTCGACTACCTTCACCAGGAGAATTTTTCTTCAGAATAACAAAAAAGTCTTCATCACCTTCGTTTTCTGATGAATGGAAAGTTTTAATAGTAATACTTTTTACAGTTTCTCCTGGAGCAAATCCAAGAATACCACTATCAGACAAGTAATCTTCATCTGGAGTAGCAGTTCCTTTTCTAGATGTTCTATAAGACACAGATGAAGCAGATTCAGTAACTCCAGTTCTAGTTACCTGGAATACAGCATCAAATCCCTCCTCTACAATAATATCAGATATCGTATAAACAATTTTTGGTGTTTTTGTTGGTTTATCACTGTAACGAGGAACTCCACCAGTAAACCCAACTGTTGTAATAGATAATGGTTTTCCAGTATAAGCATCTTCACAGGTATACTGATTAAAGTCAGCTCCTGTAGCAGGGAATAAATTATCAATGTTGGAAAGAAGATCATCTAGGAAATCATTTCCTTTTTTGTCCTCTTTATCTTTTTTCTCACCATCTGTACAAATTTGTTTGTATCCGGCACATTCATTATTAGGTCCAGAGCAAGAAATACCAAGTAATTTTAAGACGAAATTAATTGCTCCACCTAAAATATTAAGTGGTCCGGCAATAGCACCAAGAATATCCTGAATAGGTCCAAGGATACTGCTGAGTATAGTCTCCATCAATGAATTAATCTTTGATAGAATACCATTTACTAGTGTGTCTACTTGACATGCTGCAGCACGATAAACCTGATTAACTAGACCCATTAAAACGTTCGTCAACCATTCTGCCAAACGATCTCCAAGATCTGCCATTTTACACCCAAGATCTTTGAGCAGATTATTGAACCATTCTGTAACTGGAGTAAGGGCATTTCCAGTTTCATTTGGATACAATACTGCTTTAATTAGATCCTTAACAGCATTAGTAAGTTTCTCAAGCACAAAACCTTTTACCTTTGCGATAAAATGCCTGATTACAGCCATAAACTTATTGACATACTTTCTTGCTATGCCAATACCACTATTAATTGTTCCACTGATAGGACTGATTAAATACGTGCCAATGTTTCCATCATTTTTCTGAACTTCATTTAAAAATTCACCAAGTAAAATTTTGGTTTTGTCAGTTAAATTTTGTTTGTCGCATTTTTCTGCTACAGATTGACACCATTTTTCATCATCCCGACCCCTCAGCATTCTTGGAGGTATTGGGACTGTATCATCACCAGTTGGCAAAGCACCAGTAGTTTTGTTTGCTTCTCCTTGTCCACCTTCAGGATTTTCTGGTGCTGGTTGTCCGTCTGTAACAGGATTTACCGGATTATCAACTGTATTATTGACTGTTCCAAAAGCTGTGCTGCCATCAGGTCTCTCACTCTTAGAGATAGTTGTAGCACCAGGAGTTTGTCCAATAGAACCCATGATAATGGGTTTCTGCTTTAAGTTATCTAAGTAAAAACCAACAACCCAACACCCCTTAATAAGTTGTGGATGTGCTCCACCAACATTACCAGGCATGAAGGGCACATTGACTGGCATCATCACATTTGCCCATGGCAAGTCTTTCGTATCAAGGATCTCCTTACTTGCGGGGTGATCTCCTACGATACGAACCTTAAAACGATAACCACCTTTGTTAGTTTTTTCTTCTGAGGCAGTTTGTTCGACTTGGCCCACCCACCAATTGAAACCATCGGATCCAATGCGCTGAGTAGGAATCAACTGTGATAATAGTTGGTCCATGTTAATTAATCATCAAAGACTTTACACTCTAGTGCGCTTGGTTCCATTTCACAAAACAGTTCTAAAGGTGAGGGATCATGATGATCTCCTGCCTCAATTTCTTGTTTGTGATTTTCTGCATAAACTTCAAGTTCCTGAAGTTCACCTTCGATATGACGACGTTGGTTGGGAGAAGTCATAGGATTGTCAAGGATCTCTTTGTCCTTAGCAATGTGGGCTTCGATATTTTCCATAAGTAATTGCTTCTACGTTTTTATTTAGTGCCGTGGTTTGATGGTCTATCTTTAAGACCATATGAATCTCTCATAAGTCTGAGAGTTGTTGTGAAT